TCCTCGCGGCGGTTCTCGACGCTGGAGAGGCGCCTGCCGAAGGGAACGCACGACAAGGACCTCGCAATGGCTGCCTCGGCGAACGCTCGAGCGATCGCGAACCTCCTCAGCGAGCAGCGGCAGCTCGCGAAGGACGATCAGCGCACCCTCAGCGAGTTTTCAGACGATCAACACGCCGAATACTGGCGATCCCGAGACCTAGAGGACTTCGATCGCTTCACCAACAAGGTGAAGGGCATCGAGCGGAAAGGAAAACTGCTGTGACCACGACGAAGGCTCTCTGCACGATGCACATCGATACGCTCCACCCCGAGGTGATCATCCCACACGCCGATGTGATGGGTTGGTTCCGGCCCGGCGACATCATCCGGCTGTCCGCAAGCGCCGAGGGACCACCTCGCGCCGGCCGTATCCGAATCACCCAGGTCGATCACGACTCTTTCGTCCTCTACACCGACGCCGCGGTGGTGAATGCGGTCCCATCCGCTTGCAAGGACGACTGGATCTTCGTCGAGGTCGAAGTTCTCGGTGGCGACACCGAACCGCGAGCACATCTCCGCAAGACGGCCGAGGAGTCGTTCGAGCGGAAGGCGATCGAGGACCTCGTCACCGAGGCGAATGCCCGCGACTTCGACAATCGCCATGCGCTGATCAGCGCGCTGCTCTCCGGCGTGCGGCGCGCCGACTGGCACCTCGTCTCGGACATGGCCAATGACCTTCGTGTCCTCGAGGCAAGGCGATGAGCGATCCCAAGATCCACTTCACCCGAGTGCAGACATGGACGGGCCCGGGCGCGCTCGACGCGCTCAACGCCGGCGAGCCGCCCGGCCACTACGGCGACCCCGATGATCCCGGACTGCATCTGGTCGTCGACAGGATCGACGACCAATCCGGCACGATCACATTAGCGACCGAGCCGACCGGGCCCGTCTACGTTCCGCTCCGCATCTGCCTCGACTACGAGTGCGAGACCTGCGGCTATCGGATGATCAGCGTGTTCGTCGATCGCGATCCGGTCACCCGGTGCGGGCCCGAGCACATGCCCTGCGACGCGTGCGGCAAGCCGGCGCGCCAGCTGTTCCCGATGACGCGGCTCCCCGGGAAGATGAAGGCGTCCGGGATCCAGGGCAGCGATCGGAAGTCGGACGACCCACGGATCCTCGACACGCGGATCATGGAGGAGGGCGGGACCTACCTCGAACAGCAGGCCTCGTGGGACAAGGCGGACGGCATCGTCCGCGACAAGCGCACCGGCGAGGTCCTCGACCACGAGCCGGTGAAGAAGCCGTGGCTCAAGTGAGCGACCGCCTCGCCGAGTGGTGGGACGCGGCCCGGCTGGTCCGCCCCGAGCTCGCCGAGGCGCCCTGGCTGCCGCACGATGGCGCGTCGTGGGTCCTGTGGGCTATCGAGACGAGCCTCGGTCGATGACCCTCGAGGAGGCACTCGATACCGGCGCGCTTCCGTGGATCCTCGAGGATGCGGACTGGCGGCACTACAGCGGCGGCCCCCCGCTCCCGGCCACCTACGATGGTTGGTGTCGCGCGTGGCGAGATGTCGCGTGGGTCCGGCTGCAGGCATTCCAGCGCGCCGGCGAATGCGAGGACGCTGCGAATGACTGGGGCTGCGCATGATCCTTCACCGCGTCGCCACCGCCGCAGATCTGCCGTTCATCCAGAGCGGCTTCCAGCGGTCGTATCGCAAGTCGTTCAACGCCGGCCCGATCGACGCCGCGAGCTGGCCGGCTATCGCGCACGCGCAGGTGGTGCGCTGGATCGAGCGGCCCGGCACACGCGCGATCGTCGCCTACGACCAGGAGCACGAGAACGTGCGCGCCGGCTTCATCCTCGTCGACCTCACGACCTACGAGCGGCCCTATGTCTACTACCTCTACGTGCCGCTGGCGTTCCGCGAGAGCAAGGTCGCGAGCGGCCTGTTCCGCGCCGCCGGCGTTCACCCGATGAGCGGCTTCGACTTCCAGTGCTGCACGCCGGCCTCACGACTCCTTCGAGCGAAGATCCCCAACGCTCGATTTGACCCCAACCTCGGAAAGCGCGATCCAAAGGAACCAGATGCCCCCGACGAATGACACACGCACCGCCCCCGAATCCCTCTCCACCCTCAAGACCAATGCGATCCCGGTCTCGGAGGTCCGCTTCGTCAAGGACACGCGCGTCCCCGGCAAGGCGCAGATCTCCGGGCTCGGCAAGGAGCAGCTCGAGCCGATGCCCGGTCGCGACTGGTGGACCGTCGTCTACCTCCGCGCCGATCGGCTCTTCGAGATCGTCCACTACCCGGGCGACACGTCGAAGCCGGTGAGCCAGCCCGGCTACGTCCCGCTCGAGCAGGTGTGGGACTGGACGCGGAAGCCGTGAGCGTTCTCGACGATCTCGGGCGGGCGATCCACGACGAGGCTGCGCGATACGACATCCTGGTCACGCGGGTCGAGCGGCAGTACCTCGACGACGGGATCGAGGCCGAACTCGCCTACCACGGCCTCTTTGGAGTGGTTCGGATCGAGGGCGAAGCGCTCTACAGCGCCGCGAGCAACGCGGCCGCGCGCGCCGAGCTCGTGCGCACGGAAACGCGCGCTCTCTGCGAGCAGATGCGCTGCGCCATTGCGGCGCCCGCCGGATCGGTCCTCGTAGAGCTCGGCGCACCGTGCCCGACCTGCGATCGCGCGCAGATCGTCAAGATCGTGCTCGGCGCGAACTTCACATGCACCCGCGGCACCGAGCACGAATGGCCCGAGATCGCACATCGCTATCGCCGCGGCGAGCCGGCCCGGTCCCTCGGGGCGCTGACGGAACGATTCGCGTCACCACCCACGGCGCGAGCTAGAAGCCGCCCAGGTTGCCGCCGCTGAACCGACCCGGCGCTAGCTGCTGCGTCCCGAAGTCGGTCCCGAAGTCGGCCGCCGGCTTCGGCAGCTTGAACGGCGGCGGAGCGGCGGCGATCGCGGACGCAGTTTGGTCGGCATTCGCCACCGCGACGCCACCGAAGAAGAAGTTCACGGCGACGCGCGCGTAGATCATGCAATCGGTGAGGTGGTTCGCCTGGCTCTTGTTGTCGCGCAGGTTGCCGAACTCGTCGGGCACGAGCTGCAGCTCGATCATCTGCTTGTGGAGCTTGCCGCCCTTGATGATCTTGAAGCGCCTGTCGGCGAGGTCGCCGTTCACCAGCGCGTAGGCCGGAAGCTTGAACTTGAAATTGTCCTTGTTCGCGGCCTCCTTCGCCGGGATCCCGTAGACCTGCAGGAGGTCGTTGATGATGAGTCCGCCGCCGCCGAGAGCGTCCACGACGATCGCCGCAGGGAAGCCGGTCACGCCCATGAGCGAGTTCGGCGAGATGTTCGTCGCGTCGTGCCCCTCGTCGCGCCGCCCGACCAGCATCGCCGCGAGCTCGCCGGTGTGCATGCCCGGCTTCTGGAACTCGTAGACCTGCCAGAGCGTCCGCGTCGGATCGTCGGGCTCGAACGCGAGGATCACGATCCCGAGCGGGTCCTTCACGCCGAGATCGATCCCGTACACGAAGAGGTAGCTCGAGTAGGGCTTGGGCAGCTTCGCGAAGCGCATCGCGTCGAGCTCGGGCTCCCACAGGTTGTTCTCTACGCCGCCGGTGAACGCGTGCCCGGTCGACTCAGCGGCCCACACCGCCATCGTCTCGGTGAGCCACTCGTAGTTGTTATCGGTCCACGCGTTGAGGCGCTTGCGCTCGAGCGCGGCGGTCCACAGATGCCGCATCGCCTCGACGGTCTTTGCGCCGTCCTCGAGGGTCCAGTGATGCGAGCTCCACCCCTTCCACTCCGCGTACTCGGGGAGCGCGCGATCGGCGTAAGGTCGATGCTTGTCGCCGCCGGGCCGGGTCGCCTCGTAGAAGTGCCCTTGCAACTCGTGGCCCGGCGTGCCGATCAGGATCACGACGCCCTTGCCGTCGCGCTCGCCGAGGCGCGGCATCACGCCGCGGTAGAGGATCGAGTGGACGAGCCGGCTCGGGAAGCTCGCGACCTCGTCGAGCGCGCAGAAGTCGAACTTGCGCCCGCGGAGCTTCTTGACCTGGTCCTGCTTGTCGCAGCCGTAGAGCCGGATCCGCGATCCGTTCTGGCAGAGGGTGATCTCGAGCTTGCTCTGGTTCTCGACGAAAGGGATGTCGAGTTCGGAGAGCAGGTCCCGGATCGGGTCCCACATCAGCGTCTCGGCGTTGTCGCGCGTCGTCGTGATGTAGACGCAGTCGGCGCGAACCAGGCGCAGCATGCAGTCGATCGCCTTGAGGGCGACCGCCGTGGTCTTGCCGCCGCCGCGCCCGACGAGCCCCGTGATCAGCAGCGACGGATCGTCGAAGAAGTCGCGCTGGTGATCATGGCAGGCCTCGCGGAGCCGCCCGCGCCGATGCTCGATGAAGGCGTCGGAGAATGGGGTGCGGCCGCGGAGCTGGTTCGCTCGCTGCTTCACGCAGCTGCGTGCATCGCCGTCGGTCCCGTCGGCACGCCCGGGGGCGGAGGTGGCGGCGGAGCCATCATGCCCTGCGCAGCGCCGAGCATCCCCTGCGTGGCCATCCCGGGCGGCGGCGCGCCCTGGAGGCCGAGCCCGGCCGGGCCGGCCATCGGCGCGACGTTGGAGTTCGCGGGCGCCGGCGGGTTGATGATCGCGGCGCACTGGTTGAGGTACTGCCGCATGTTCTCGACGATGCGCTCGGGGGCGTTGTCCTGGATATCGAGCAGCGCCTGCTGCTGCACCCGCCACGTCGTGAGCTCGAGGTTCGCGAGCGGCTCGGGCGACAGGACGTGCCCGTCGTGCATCAGCTCGATGTCACGCTCGGCCGCTTCCATCGCCGCGTTGAACAGCGAGGTCTCGCGCGCGACGTCGGGGTGATCGATCAGTCGCTTGCTCTGCTCGGCGGTGATGATCCCGGCGGTCGCCCACTCGGTGACGGTCTGTGCGCGCCCCGCTGGGGTCTGCGACAGCGCCGACGCGGCGACCAGCTGGATCGCGACGTCGTCCATGTCGACCTTCGCCCACGTGATCTTGTTCCGGCCGAACTTGGTCGACTTCATGATCACCGGGGCCTCGGCACCGAGGTCCTTGCAGCAGTCGATCATCAGCAGAAGGACGTCGAGCCACAGCCGCTCGAAGGCCGCCTCCTGGGTCGCATGTCGGTCGGTGGCCTGGTCGCGCTGCTCGCGCATCGCCACCGCTGACTCGATGCCCGCCGGCATGCGCCCCGTGGTGGCCGCCGGCGACACGCCGAACTGCGAGAGGATCTGCGCCTTCGTGGCCTGCAGGTAGTTGTAGATCTCCTGGTTCACCATCGGCGGATCGACGGTCGTCGGCACCGTGGTCTTGTAGATCCCGAACTGCCCGGTGCTGTTCTGCACGAGCTCGCTGGTCTGGGTCGCGAGGTTGGCGTCCGACAGGTGCACCCAGGTCGTCGGCGACGCTGCACGGTCCTGCGTGCGGTCGATCTGCCACGCGCTCTTGTTGTGGGCGCGTTGCAGGCCCGCGGAGCGCTCGGCGCCGCTGATCCCGTAGTAGCCGCTGATCGGCTCGTCCCACACGATGCGCGCGAGCGGGAAGAACTCCTTGTGCCAGTCTTCGTCGAGCAGGGTGTGCCCGTCCCAGTAGATGCAGTGCCGGCCGGCCTTGTAGCCGGGCTCGCCGTAGGTGCCGGTCGGCAGCCGCCATGACTCGAACACGACGATCTCGTTGCTCTTGACCGGGCGATACCCGGCCCACAGCCGCCAGCCCATGCCGGAGAACCCGGTGCCGGTCTGCGCAGCTTCGATCGCGGCCGCGCTCTTCGGATACTTCGACTTGAGGACGTCCTTGTCGATCAGCGTCCGGTGGTGCATCGACATCGGCGAGTTGCCATTCACGCACTCGAGCTCGTCGACCACGATGTCATCGACACGCACCGGCGAGATCTTGATCCGGTTGCTCGCGTCAAACGCGACCTTCACAAAGCCGGTGCCCTTCACACATGCGGCCTTGAACGCCGCACGCACGGCGCGGCCCACCTTGTAGAGCTTCGCGAGCGAGTTCGTGTAGTACTCGAGCCGGCGTGCGGTGCGCTGCTGCTCCCAGTCACCGTCGTCGGTCTGCACGCGCGCGCGGACCTCGGTGGTCGAGAACTCGGCGCAGAGCGTGTCGACCGCGCTCGCGATGCAGTTCTCGGTCGCCTGGTGCAGGCTCGCCGCCGAGCTCATCGAGAACTCGTTGGTGCGCGGGTTGGTGTCGTAGAGCGCCTCGAGCCGGCGGAACTTGTTGAACTGCTGCGCCTGGTACATGTCGATGGCGCGCACGTACTGCATCGCAGCGCCGTGGACCTCGTCCTTGTCGGCCTCCCACCAGTTCGCGTTCTTAAGCATGCTCGATCTCCTTGATCAGCTTCTCGACGCCAGAGAGGTCGAAGCCCGGAAGCGAGCCGCCGAACAGCGCCGGATCGCCGAGCGGGTCCATGTCGTGGTTCGGCTCGGGATCCTTGCGCGGAGTCGGGCCCGAGGCATGGATCAGCGCCAGCGGTGGCAGCTCGGCGAGCTGCACAGAGCAGTTGCCGACCGTGATCGTGGTGACCCCGGACGCGCGCAGGGCCTCGGCCTTCGCGATGACCAGATCCAACCATTGGTTGGCATCGAGTGCGGACTCGCTCATATACTCCACAGCAAATGGATGACGTTATCGCGGCTGTGTCAAAGGAATCTCAATCTGCCCCCGTCCCGCCCGCCAAACCGAAGGTCCCAATGAGCGTCAATGACCTCATTCGGGGCTCGGCGGAGCGCCGCGGTGACGCCGCCGCAGTCCCGCCGGCCGAGCTCGAGGCGGCGGTCGAAGCTGAAGATCCCGCCGATCCGGACGCCGAGCCTGCGGCCGAGGTGGTCGCGCAGGAGGCGAAGCCCGACAAGGAGACCGAGAAGCGCCTCGCCCAGGTCGCCAAGGAGAAGGCCAAGCTCCTCGCGCAGCACGACGAGGCGAAATCGCTGCTGGCCCGCGAGCGCGCGCAGCTCGAGCGCGAGCGCGCCGAGCTCAAGACGCAGGCGGACGAGGCCAAGCGCATGAAGGCGGAGATCGACGAGTGGAACGCGATCTCCCCGGAGGATCGCTGGAAGATCGACTACGCCAAGACCGAGGCCGGGTCGAAGGATCCCAAGTACAAGGCCGCCGCGGAGGCCGACGCCGAGCGCCGCAAGAACGCGACGCAGTACCAGGCCCTCGAGAAGACGGTCAAGGAGCTGCAGGAGACCATCAAGCAGCGCGACCAGGCCGCCGAGGCCAAGGAGTGGGTGACCGACTACTTCGGCAAGATCGACAAGGCGGTCGGCGAGAACACACTCGCCCACAAGCTGCGCGCGAGCGATCCGAAGGACTACCGCACCGGGATCGCCGCCACCGTGAAGGAGCTCCGGGACGAGAACGACGGCGAGTGGCCGGCCGAGGCCGAGATCGTCGAGCGCTTCGAGGCCAAGCAGAAGGCGCAGCTCAAGAAATACGGGATCGACCCGGACACGATCCTCAAGGCGGCGCCGAAGAAACCGGTCCCGCCGCGACCCGGTAAGACGCTCGACATCGCGTCGGGTACGACGACCTCCGTGCGCCCGGCAGGACCGCGAAAGCCGCCCACCGACAAGGAGCTGCTGCAGGGGCTCATCGACAGCCGGAAGACCTCCGTTAGCGAATAGCTGGACGGATTCCGGATCTCGGGTGAGGCTACGAGTGCTGCTGCGACTGAATACCGTTATCTGACTGCCGACAATACCAACGGCCCACAACTGAACGCTCGTGTTCGGGCACCCCAAGCTGGGTGTCGGGAAGTTGGATTGTCATGCCTCCGTTTTCCACAGTCGCTACCGCGAACTACATCTACAAGAACAAGTACTCGAGTGGCCTCGTCGATGTGGGCCGCAAGAAGCACGTCCTGATGAGCCTTATGGAAAAGAAGGCCAACCCGGACGACCTGACCGGCAACGGCCTTTTCTATCCGATCGCCACCGCGAACGCGCCCGGCACCGGGCCGACGATCGCCGCCGCACAGGCCAACTGCGACTCGAGCTCGGGCTCGCAGTTCCAGGCGGTGATGCGCCTGAAGTATGGCGTCGTCCAGATCGGCGGCCCCGCGATCGCGGCCTCGAAGAACAACGAGGCGGCGTTCATCAAGATCGTCACGCGCGAGACGGACTCGGTCCAGAACCAGATGCTGGCCGACCACGCGTTCGACCTGTACCGCACCGGCATCGGCCTGCGCGGCCAGATCTCCGCGATCGCCGGCAACCTCGTGACGCTCGTGAACCCCGACGACGTTCGGTTCTTCTCGCTGAAGTCCACGGTCTCCGCCGCGACCGTCGCCGACGGGACCGGCGCGCGCGTCGGCACGGCGAAGATCACCAACATCAGCCGCGGCGCCGGCACGATCACGTTCCCGGTCGCGAGCATCGCGGCCCTCGCGGTCAACGATTTCCTGTTCGCGTCGATCAACGGGATGGAGGGCCTTCAGGCCATCAATCCGCTCGTCTCGCCGTCGGCGACGCTGTTCCGCGGCATCGACCGGACCCAGGACATCGAGCTCCTCTCGGGCTCACGCCTGGTCAACACGGTGGGCAACACCGAGGACAACCTCATCTCGCTCGCCACCAACATCAACGCGTACGGCGGTGCAGTCGATGTTGGTGTCCTCCAGCCGCAGATCTGGTCCGCGATCGCCAAGCGGATGATGTCGAAGGTCGAGACGTATGTGCCCGCCGACGGGACCGCGACGTACGGCTTCCAGTACCTCACCCTGCAGACGAGCTCGGGCATGGTGAAGCTGTTCGCCGATCCCGACGCGCTGTCGGTCGAGGCGCGGCTCCTCCAGCTCGACACGATCGAGGTCGCGAGCGCGGATGACTTCATCCACGCGACCCTCGAGGATGGCGGGACCTACGCGCTGCGTATGCCCACCGACGACGGTGTCGAGTGCCGCTGGGCCTCGTACCTCAACCTCATCGCGCGCGACACCCGCAACCTCGGCGTCACGCAGACCTCGTAAGGAGCCGGCCATGAACGTCAACCAGGTCAACTCCAACTACCCCGAGCTGCAGCTGCACTTCGTCGATTTCGTCGGCGGAGCGGCGGCGGTGACTCGGAACAAGTACGGAGGCCCCGACGGGATCACGGTCACCTACGTGGGCACCGGGCTCGTCGACATCAAGTGGCCGCTCGGCAGCGGCGCGGTCGCTGCCGACAACCCCGGCCAGTTCTGCGGCTTCGCGTTCGGGTTCCACGCGACGGTGCCCGCGAACGTCAAGGGCTACACGTGCGAGGCCGGCGACTACAACGCCGCGACTCGCACGTTGCGCGTCGAGATCATGTCGGCGGCGCAAGCCCTCGTCGATCTCGCCGCGGCGCAGAACCTCTCGCTCGTGATCTTCATGAAGCGAGGCGCGGTCTGACCGATGCCGCGTCGGCTCGCAGCAGCTGATCTGCTCCTGAAGTGTCAACGCCGCGTTGACATGGAGAACCACAACCTCATTCAACCGAGCGAGTGGCTGGACCTGATGACCGAGGCTTACTCGGAGCTGTTCACCATCGTGATGGAAGCCGGACTCTCGTACTTCGAGTACTCGGTGATCCTCACGATGGACGGTAGCGGCACGCTGCCCGAGCCCGCGGACCACTTCTCCACCGTCGAGCTGGCCTGGCTGGCCGACGGCACACTCACCGGCCGCCGGCGCGATCTCAGGGAGATCCAGCCGCAGGAGCGGTCGCGTCGCGCGGGTCTGACCGGCTCGTGGCCCGAGTCGTTCATCTTCGTGGACGACGTCATTTTCATCTACCCGACCGTCCCGGCCGGGACGCTGTTCGAGCTGCGCTACACCGCGCAGCCGCCGACGATCGTGCTGACGGTCGGCCTGCTGACCTTTGAGGTCGACGTCGTGTCCGGCGACGGCCTCTCGTTCGTCATCGAGTCGGTCGCAGTGAAGGCGCTGCGCAAGAGCGGCTCCGACGTCAGCGCTGCGGTGCAGGCGCGCGAGGAGGCGCGCGAGCGCTGCCTCGAGTCGTTCACGCTACGCTCGTTCAACCAGCCCCGGCGCCGTGTCAACGCCGACCAGAGCGGCGGCGAGTACTCGTGGCTCGGCTGGGGTGGCGGCTCGTGGGACGGCTGACCCAAGCCCTCGCGGTGCGGCTCGCCGACCAGGACGCCGAGCGCGTCCGGGTGAACCACGAGCTGCAGATCGCCGAGCTCCAAGCGCTGCCGGTCGCCGGCTTCTCGATCCTTCCCGGCGTCACGCTCAAGAACGGCGTGGCCACGCAGATCGCACACAAGCTCGGCCGCACGCCGGCGTGGTGCCGCTCGAGCGATCCGCGTGCCTCGAGCTCGGTCGCGATCACAACGACCGGGCGGATCGTCATGCTGTCGCGTGACCCGCTGTACGTGACCTACGTGTCGACCGGCTGGGGCACCGACGTCACGATCGACCTGGTGGTGGGCTAGCCATGGGGGTCCAGTACCAGCCCATCCCGATCAGCTTCACCGCCGGTCTCGACACGAAGTCCAACGACCAGGCGAGCAAGCCGCCGACGATGGACATCCTCCAGAACGTCGAGTTCAACCAGGTCAACGGCTACCAGAAGCGCAAGCCGTTCAACGGGATGACGAACGCGATCCAGGGCGGCGGCACGCTCGCGAACATGCGTGGCATCTTCGAGCACCGCGGCGAGCTCTGCGTCTTCTCGAACGACACACTCTACACGTGGAGCCCCCAGCTCGCCGTCTGGGCGCCCCGCGGCACGCACCTCGCGATCAAGGTCGACGAGGTCACCCGCTTCGGGGGGCCGGACGAGCAGACCGACTGCGATCGCGCCGAGCTGACCGGCGTGGTCATGTACACGTGGGTCGACAACGGCTTCGTGTACATCGCGGCCGTCGACAAGGCGAACGGCGCCACCCTGCTCCCGACCACCGGCGTCACCTCGGCGACCCGGCCGCGCCTCGTCGCGCTCCAGACCAAGATCCTGCTGTTCTGCTCGACCGGCGCGGGCGGTCAGCTCTCGGTGTTCTCGTTCGACCCGACCGCCCCGACCGCGGCGCTCGGCGGCGCGGTGGCCATCCTCATCGGATCGACGACGATCAACTACGACGTCGTCCAACAGATCGGCGCCGATGTCGCCCTCGTTGCGACCCAGGACAGCATCGTCGTCGGCTACCAGATCTCGCGGGTCACCGCCGCGCTCGCGGTTACTTCGCTGACGAAGGCCCGCGCATGCGACGGACCGATCGCGGTGTCGTGCACGCCCGACGGGCTGAACGTCCAGATCATCCGCAGCACGACGACGAACCTCAAGGGCGACCTGCTGCTGATCTCGTCGCTCGCCGACGTGATCATCAACCAGGCGCTCGGCACCTCGGTCAACTCGATCAGCCAGATCACCGCGTGTCACCAGTCGGTGAAGATCGGCGGGCACTGGCAGTGTCACGCGTTCTGGACGTCGAACCTCGTCAGCGATGGAACGTACATCACCGCGACGAACTGGGTCGACGACGCCGGCACGATCGGCGTGCAGGCGACGCTGGTCTACGAGCTCGGCCTCGCGAGCCGCGCGTTCGACTTCAACGGCCGGGTGTTCGTCTGGCTCGCGTTCGGCAGCACCGGCACCTTCATCGGCGGCATCGTCACGAGCCTCGGGCGCGCGCTGCAGAACGCGTATTTCCTCTACCGGGACGACGGCTTCCTCTGCGCGAAGGCGGCCTACAACGCCGGCGGCGGGTTCGCGAGCTCGACGGGGCGGCTGCCCGGCGTCGCGCTGACCGGCGCGAACACCTACGCGTGGTGCGGCAACGTCCGCGGCCTGGTGCAGCTCGCGACCTCGCGGACCGGATACTCGGCGCGATCGCCGCAGGACATCACCTTCGCGTTCGACAGCAGCGCTGCGCGGCGCTCGGCCCGGCTCGGCGCCACGCGCTATATCGCCGCGGGCGAGGTCCTCGCCTACGACGGCGCCGGCCTGGTCGAGCTCGGGTTCCACATCTTCCCCTGGTACCTCTCGGCGATCGAGACCGGTGCCGGGGCGATCGCGAACGGGATCTACTTCTGGAAGCCGACCTTCTCGTGGGTGAACGCGAGCGGCGAGCGCGATCGGTCGACCACGGCGACCGTCGGGCAGCTGACTCTCGCGACCGGCCCCGACGCGGTGTCCTTCCCCGACACGCTCGCCTCGCACGTCACGCACAAGGCCGGGGCGTCGGTCGAGCTGTGGCGCACGCAGGCGGCGCCCGGGCCCGAGGCGTCGTTCTACCTCGTCACGTCGCTCGATCCGAACGCCGGGGTGAACCCGAACCGCTACCTCCGCAACGATCCCACGCTCGCGGCGGTGCCGACGTTCAACGATGCCCTCGCCGATGCGTCGATCGCGGCGAACCCGGCGAACCCCGAGAACGGCGCCGTGCTCGAGGTGCTCGCGCCGCCGGCGGCTTCGATCATCATGGCGACCGCCGACCGGGTGTTCCTCGCCGGCATCGCGGGATCGCCCGACAGCATCTGGTATTCGAAGCAGCGGACCGACGGCCTCGTCGCGGGCTTCAGCGACTTCCTGCAGATCGCGGTGCCGGTCGGGGGCGGCGCGATCACCGGGATGCACTTCCTCAACGAGACGCTGATCGTCTTCCGCGAGCGTGCGACGTTCGCCTTCGTCGGCCAGGGCCTCGACAACGCTGGCGGCGGCCAGAACTACGCGGGCACGCGGATCTCCCCGGACATCGGCGCCGTGAACGCCGAGGGCATCGCACGGACCGACACCGGCTTGCTCTTCAAGTCGAGCAAGGGCTGGTACACGGTCGGGCAGAACCTGCAGCTGGTGTATGTCGGCGGATCGGTCGCGAAGTTCGACGCTGACGTGCCGCTGTCGTGCGTGGTGATGGACGGCCAGCACCAAGTCCGCTGCCTCAGCGCGAACCGCATGCTGGTGTGGGACACGCTCGTGAACAACTGGGCCGAGTGGACCATCAGCGACGGCATCGCGAGCTGCATGTGGAACGGCGTCCACGTGTATCTCACCGCGACCGGCCCGAAGATCCAGGCGGCCGACTTCACCGGCGTCAACTACGGGATGGTCGCCGAGCTCGCGTTCCTCACGCCGGCCGACCTGCAGGGCTCGAGTCACGTGCGCTGGTACATGGTGCTCGGCGAGTACCGCGGCGATCACAAGCTGCAGCTCGACACCTGCCGTGACTACCTGCAGGACGGCGCCGGCAACTGGGTCTACCTTGCCGACGCGATCAACGTCTACACGCCGGCGACGACCGTCGTGGGATCTGCCGAGCAGGTGCGGCATGGCCCCTCGGTCGTGAAGTACCAGGCGATCAAGGTCCGCATCACCGAGCTGCTCGGCGCCGGCGGCGTGTGGACCGAGGGCTGTCGGCTCACTGGGATCACGTTCGAGGCGGGCTCCGACGGGAAGCTGTGGCCGTATCTACCAGCGAGCCAGAAAGCGTAGGTTGCTATGGGCATCGGCGATTACCTCGGAGCTGCAGCTGGGTATCTGACCGGCGCGGGACCGCTTGCGACCGCGGCCGGCTACGCCTCGCAGCACGCTGGCCAGGTCGGCGGCTGGCTCAAGGACGCCGGGCTCGACGGCGCGAGCTCGAGCGACCAGGCGAAGATTGCGGCGCTCAACGCCCAGGGCGGCGCGGCCGGTCAGTTCGCCGATCAGAACCAGGCGGCGTTCGGCCAGCTCGGCGCGCAGGGGCAGCAGGGCCTCGACTACCTGCGCCAGCAGATGATGGGCGGCAACTCCGTCTCCGCGATGCAGCTCGCCCAGGGCCAGCAGGCGAACGCGGCGCGCCAGCAGTCGATGGCAGCGGGCGCTGCGCCGCAGAACGCGGCGATGGCGGCGCGGACCGCGATGAACAATGTCAACTCGGGCAACGTCGGGCTCGCGGGCCAGCAGGCGCTCGCCGGTCTGCAGGAGCGCAACCAGGCCGCGAGCCAGTACGGCAACCTGCTGACCGGGCTGCGCGGGCAGGATCTCACCGGCGCGGACGCCGCGCGGCAGAACGCGATCGGCGCATACAGCGGCGGCCTCAATAGCCAGCGCGATCCAACGCTCGCGCAGCAGTGGATGCCGGCGATCTCCGGCGCCGCTCAAGCGCTCTCCGACGAGCGCCTCAAGGAGGACATCCAGCCCGGTGACGCGCTCAAGCTCGACGCCCTCCACAGCTTCACGTACGCGTACAAGGACGAGAAGCACGGCGAGGCCGGGGGCGGCCGCTACGGCGGGATCATGGCGCAGGATCTCGAGCGTGCGGGCTCGCGCGCGGTGGTGAACACCCGCGAGGGCAAGGCGGTCAACGGCGCGCGGCTCGCCACCGAGCTCGCCGGTTCGATGGCGCAGGTCAACGCGCGCCTCAAGGCGCTCGAGGGCAAGTAGATGGCCGATCCGATCCTCCCCGATCCGTTCGCGCCATCGCCGGTCGACCCGAACGTACCGCAGCTGCTCGGTCAGTACGGCGCGCTCGTCGCCCCAGTGCCGGATCCCGCGGCCGCTGTACCGCCGCTGCAGCCGGGCCTGGGAATCCCGCAGCCGACGCTCGATGCCGCGGTCGCCCAGCCGATGGGTCCGACCGATGCGTTCGACCAGCCGCCGCAGGGCGCGCCTGGGATGGCGCCCGTCGGTCCTGCGATCGGGCCGGGCGCCCCCGTCGAGCCTCCGCTGCCTATGCTTGGGCCGCCTGAGGCTACTGTTGGCGATTTCACGAACGACGGACCGAACGCGCCGTTTGCCGCGCCGCGCATCGAGTCGCACGAGGAATCGCTCAGCGGACACCCGCTCGACAACCCGTCATCTGTCGAGATGCAGGACTACCTCGACAAGCTGTCGGTGACCGACCCAGCGAAGTTCGCGGTGCTGAAGGAGGCGCACGACTTCGGGCGCGCCCAGGCCGCGCTCGGCAAGCAGGCGCTCGCCGACCAGGCGAACGCCGACTGGATCATGCGCGACCTGAAGATGCAGCAGGACGCGAAGGCGAAGGCGGACGCCGACTCGGCCGACATCGCCAAGCAGGCGCAGGCGCAGGCAGCGATCAGGGTCGACCCATCGCACTACATGAGCAACCGATCGTCCGGGCAATTCCTCGCGGACGTCATCGGTTCGATTGCCGGCGGCTTCGCGGCGGGCCAGGTCCCCGGCGGCAACGGCGTCAACCACTACGTCGAGGGGATGCAGAAGCGGATCGACGCGGACATCGACGCCCAGAGGGCCAACATCGCGAACGGTTGGAAGGGCATCGAGATGCAGAAGTCCGCGGTGGGCGAGGCCTTCGCGCGGACCGGCGACCTGTACAAGGCGACCGAGATCGCTCGGCAGGCGACGTGGGAAGCGGTCAAGGGCCAGATCGCGACGCAGGCCCAGCTCTACGATCCGAAGGGCACACTCGCCCTCTCGGCCGCGCAGGCCTACCAGCAGGTCTCCCAGGCGCAGGCCGCGGGCGTCTACAAGCGGGACCAGGACGCGATCAAGAACGGGATCGAAGCCGGCAAGGCGGGGCTCGACGTCGCGAAGATGCTGCAGGAGGCGAAGGACAAGCAGGCCGCTCTTGACGAGACCAAGCGGCACAACCTCGCGACCGTCGGCGTCGACTACAGCCGGCTCTCGGTCGAGCAACAGAACCAGCTCCGCCTCGACAAGCTCGAAAGGGACAAGATGGCCCAGGCCGCCGATCTCGCGAAGGCGAAGGCGAAGGAGGAGGCGGAGAAGGGCACGGATACCGTCGGCGGGTTCACCCCCAACCCCGACGGCACCGTGACCGTCGGCTCGATGAAGATGAAGGACGGCTCGGAGTGGCGGGTGAAGGACGCGCAGGCCCCCGAGATCAAGGAGGTGACCGGCGCGGTCATCAACGCGAACCGTCTCGGTAGCCATCTGATCGCCCTGATGAATCGGATGGGCACCGTCGACAAGGTCACGCGTACCGGGCTCGCCCAGGAGGCCAAGCAGACGGCCGAGGACTACGTGCTTCAGCTCCACGCCGCCGAGCACATCAAGAGCTTCAAGCCGACGTCGCTCGAGTACGTCGAGAAGCTGGGCGGCGCCGCCGATCCCGATGCGTTCATCACCCAGGGCCAGTCCGGCGTCCGCTCGGCGCTCTCCAACCTCAAGGAGAACTTCGGCACCTACCTGGTGGTGAACGGCTACGACGGCAAGCCGCCGACGCTGCCCGACACGAGCCGGCCGACTCCTCACTCGAAGACGGTCGACGAAGAGCGCGACAACGCCGTCCAGCAGCCGCAGGACGCGGAGGTCGGCGCGCTCGACCATGCGATCACAGCGACCGGTGGTCCGGTTGGCCGGATGCTCTTCTCGCCGTCGGGCATTCCGGACCTGACGTCTCTCCAGGATCCGCAGGTCCAGCGGGACACCGCCGCGGCGGCGACCGGCGGCATCGGCACGCAGGCTCAGACGGCGCTCGACGCATGGGTCAAGGAGCTCGACAGCAAGGATCCGAAGGACATCGCGAACGCGATCGCCCACCTCGGAAGCGCGACCGAGCTCGGTGGCACCCCGGCGATCAAGGAGCTCGCGCGGAAGGCGATCACCGATCACGGGCTCACGATCGCGCGAGACGCGACCGGCGTGTTCCGTGACGTCACACCGAAGGTCCCCGAGTAGTGGGCAAGGTCGTCACACTCGCGAAGGCGAATGCGGACGGCTCGCTGTCGACGACCGACGTCCCGATCGAGCAAGCCGCGGAATGGATCCAGGCCGGCTATCACCCTCAGACCGAGGGCGAGGGCCAGGAGGCCAACCAGGCCGCGATCGATCACGAGAAGTACGGCGGCGTGCAGGGCGCTGTCGCGACCGGCCTCACCGGCGCAGCGAGCGCGATCTCTGGAGGGCTCAGCGACGTCGGCCTCAGCGCTCTCGGCGGCGGCGAGACGCTGCGCGGACTACGCAGCGAGAACCCGGGCAGCAACCTCGCCGGCAACATCGCGGGCACTGCGGTCAGCCTCGGCGCGGGGGGCGGAGCTCCGGCGCTGTTCGGCAAGGCCGGCAAGCTCGCCGGCGCCGCGTTGGAGGGCGATGGGCTGCTGGCCAAGCTCGGCTCCGCGGCGGTCGCCGGGGGCACCGAAGGCGGGCTCTATGGCCTCAGCTCCGGCGTGGCCGATCTCGCGGACAGCGGCGAGCCGATCACCGGCGAGCACGTCGCCTCGGTGCTCGGTACGAAGATGCTGCTCACCGGGCTCCTCGGTGGAGGGCTGTCGGCGATCGGGAAGGGCGCCGAGCTCGGGCTCAGCAGGGCATCGGAGGCGCTGCGCGCCGGCGGCGCAGCAAAGGGCGCCATCGACAGCATCCCCGAGGACCTCGCCGGGCTGGACGCCAAGGGGCTGCGGGAGGCGGATGCGGCCGAGGTCGCATCGCTCAAGTCGCAGGCCACCGAGGAGAAGGCCAGCCTCGAGGAACTCCGCGTCTCGCAGCGCCAGGAGATCGCGAAGCAGGTCGAGGAGATGCACCACGAGCTGATGGAGGAGCGCCCTATCTTCAAGGCGGTCGCCGGCGACGACGTGCGAGCGCTCCCCGGGGTCAAGGACATCGCGAGCGAACTGAACGGATCCTACAAGGCGCTCCGGTCTGCCTTCAACGACCCGATCGGTGTCGCCGAGAACCCCAACACGTTGCTCAAGCCGCTCCGCATGCGGCAGTCGGCGCTCGAGGAGCTCCAGGCCAAGGCGCCCGAGGTCATGAGCGTCATCGGCGCCGATGCCCGCGCGGGCTCGCTGCAGCACGTGGATGGTGCGCTCGAGCAGACCCGCAACCAGATCGCCGCGATCAAGCAGCTCGACTCGCGGCTGAACCCGGTCACCGGTCAGCGCCTCACCGAGCTCGAGTCCGGCGTGTCCGCGCGCCGCACCGCGATCGCCGATGCGCGCGATGCGCTGGCGAACGCGCCGGACAAGGGCTTCGTTCAGAAGTCGGCCGAGGGCGCGGCGTTCGCAGGAGGGACCGCGTTCGCCCACATGATCCCGGGCGTCGGGATCGCGGCCCCGTTCGTCGGCAAGTACGCCAGCGAGGCGGTTGGCTCGCTGTTCGGCAAGCTCGCCGGCACGGGCGCGAAGGCGGCCAAGGCGACAGCCAACAACATCGACCGCTTCCTGAACGTGACCACGAAGCTGCCGTCGATCGCGCCACCGCTCGCGTCCGGCATCCTCTCCACGCTGCGCTACGCCGCGCCGGGCGCGGTCACGAAGGAGCCCGAGGGCGGCAAGTATACCTCGATCCAGGACTCCTTCCGCGATCGCTCCGCCGAGCTCCGGTCTAAGACGATGTACGACCCGACCGGCCAGGTTGTGATCAGGCCAGAGGTTCGACAGCAGATCGGCGATTCGCTCAAGGCGCTCGCCGCGGTCAACCCGGTGCTCGCCGACAAGACCGAAACCGTCGCCGTGCGCAAGCTCGAGTACACGTCGAGCATGATCC